GAGGAAAGCAATCGCGGGGTCAGCAAACATACCGCAATGCTCGAAAGCAAGGCGAGGATGAATCTTATCGTTGGAGAGCATCGTGGTCAAGACCTGAGCCTTTTCCTGAATGTTCTCGTAGTTACGGCGGGTGAACCGAATCTCGATGTTCGAGAGTTTGAGGTTCAAACCACGGAGCGTATTGGAAATCGAGAGAGCCAGTCTAAGGAACTGCTTTTCGGATTTCTTGAACATCAACTCGGTATCCTTGGCACGGGCCTCAGCCGCCGACCAACCGTCTCTCATAATAACGGCAGAGCCGGTATCACTTGTGGAACTACCGCCATTACGGTTAGGCATACCACAGATCGTGAGAACGGTATTATACATATGGTCAACGAGGGTCTGTGTCTGAGACTGGTTGAGTTCCTGAATGAGGTATTTGACATCACCATCGGTCGGCACTTTGATACCGCCCTTTTCTTTGAGGGTGTCGAAATCATCCGACTCGATGTCAACTCCCTTGAACATCAAGAGAGCCTGAATGAACTGCTCAATACCATCGATACGATCGGATGCGGTTTCGTTGATTGCATCCAAGAGAGGGAGTACAATCTCGAAAGCACCTTGTCTCGCAGAGTTTGCGGGATATTCGATGATAGGAATCATCCCGAGTGCGTGTCCCTCGTTCTTTACGATTTTCTCATCGTGAATCTCGAAATATGTATTTCGAGTGTAGCAACTGTAAACCTTGACACCATCCTCACGGGTCATATACTTTACGCCCATCATCGGCTTATTACCGAGACCGCTATGATACACCACGAAACTGTCTCTCGGGTCGAGAGTGTAAATCTCAAACGGGGACTCATCCTCCTCATTGAGTTTATCGGGGAGGGTCATTCGATACGCCGTACCACAGATGGTGAACCAGTCAGCGAGTTCCTTATCCTTAGCCGCCTTATCCTCGGCGAACACGAACTCGTTGAGGGTATTGATGGCCTCAGAGCAATCCTCCTTACCACGGCTAACATACTGCAACGGCTCTCCCATAAGATAACCGACCTTGAACGCCACGATTTCGTTCGCACGGTTTTCGATGATCTTATTGTTGATTTCCGGGCGAACCTCTTTCTTCCTTTGCAGGATAGGTTGTTTGCCCCTGAAATAGTCGTAGAGATATTCGATTTCCCCACGGTTTACATCGTGGGTGGTAAGAGCTTTTTTCAGAACCTCAACGACATTGGCTGCGGTAATTTCATCACAGTCGGTATAAATGACTTTGCGACCAAACAGAGTGCGACTCTCAGTCAAGCCGAACACCTCCTTTTCCTTATAAATATAATTCTACACATATATTATATCACTCTCTTATGCTTATGTCAAGTACTTTTCAACAATAACCATTGGAGAATTTACAAAAAATTAAAAAGGTCGTTTGAAAATCTCCACTCGGGCGGTGAAACGGGTCATATCGATTGCCATAGCCAAGGAATCGGGAGCATCATCGTGCTTATTCTTAGCGAACATCTTGAACGAAAATACATTCTGCATAAACAGACTGTATGCTTTGTCTCGCTTTCCATCCTCCAAGAACACCATACGCTCTCGGATGTCGGGTGCTTTATCGAAAATACGCTGATCTTTCGCCTTGTCTGTCGGGGCCGCCTTGGTCGTAATGTTGAGACGGTACTTTTGCTTTTTGAGGAGAGACTCGACACCCTCTTTATAACTCTCGGTCGATTTGTTTGCCTCGATTTGCATTGCCTGAACAGAGTGTCGGATGACCGTATTGGCGAGGAGAGGTTGAGTGATTTTCTTATCCCCATCATCATAGACCACGGCGGGAACGAAAATGTCCTCGCCGTACTGGTAGCAGACGGGTGATGCCACAAAGTCTCCACCACCGAACGCCGGGTCAACCGCCATAAAGATGCGGTCGGGTTCACCATACGGGAGTTCACCGTTGAAATATCTGAGTTCGTTCGGGGTAAACAATGCACCCTCACGCTCAATCGGCTGACCCATATACTGAGCCAACCACGATGCCATATCGTTATTCCGCTCAAAGGATGCTCGTCTCTGCTGATAGAACTCGGTACTGAAACCTACGCCGTAGTCATAATCGAACTGAGACTCGTCATTCTCATCGAGAGCGGAGAGGTTGATGTATTTCACTCTGCGGTTCTTGAAACGCTCATCGTTTTGGAGCAGTTCCATACGGAGACCCGCAGGGTCAATCATTGACCAACGAGTACCGCACCAAAGGATTTTCGCCTTTTCCTTAGCACGAGGGAGGAGGTTGTTATCGACCTTGCTCCACGCAGAAATCAGTCGGTCTTTATTGAGGGCCTCCTCGATACCGCCGATAAGGTCATCCGAGATAAGTACGCCGTTACAGTCGCACGCACCGTTCAGCGTACCATACAGAGATCGGCAAGTCAGCGAGGGGTATCTCTTTTTACGGTCGATGTTGATGGTCTCGTCAGCTGCGTTGGTCTGAGCAATCTTTGCCTCGGGGAAAACATCTGCCCACAGATAGGTTACGGGGTCATTGATGATTTCGAGGACACCCGCATAGAACGCCTTGGTGATAGTATCACTATACGCCGAGTAGAGGTTGGATGCCTCGCTATTCTTACCGATGAGCCAAGTAACATAGAACATAAGGATTGAGGTCTTACCTACACGAGGGGGCATCGAGATAAACAACTCGTCAAGTTCGTCATCGGTCAACGCTTGCAGAGCATCCGCTACCTCTTTCAGAACCTTACGGCGGGGTTGATAGAAACGCTCCTCGGGTTTTCGATTTATCTCCAAGTAGAGGAGGTAGGCATCAAAGATGTGCGGGGCATCGAAAAGCAGACTCTTTTTATAGAGCGAGTAGAAATTCTCCGCATCCTGATGGTGGCATCGTTTGAGACCCTTGACAATGTACCTCCGCAGCTCAGCGTTGGTGTCGTGAGCCATCTTGTGATTTTCGCTCTCCATCGACCGGCAGATCGTGAAAAGGTCGTTATATGCCTCGAAACTACGAGGACTCTTTTTTATTTTTTGAAAAATTTTGGGAATGAGTTTTTTGTAATCCATAATATCTCCTATAAAACAAAATAGAGACCACGATTTCTCGTAGTCCCTATTGACTGTTCACTCTCACCCGGTTGTGAGAGCCTATTCATTTATACCCGCATCGAACTCCTCGATTCTGTCTATCCATTCGAGGTCATCCTTGGTTTTGGGGTAGAACTTTTCGTAAAGTTCCACTCCCGATCTCTGTGCCAGTTCCTTAGCTGCGGGAGTAAAGGTGGAGGTTGTAATCACGGCGGCCCGAGAGCATCCGTAATAGACTTTCGCCCCGATGACCTCTTGCACCGCTTTCACTCCGACTGGTTTGGAGTATTGCTTACATTGCACACACATCCTCGACCCGTCTTTGTCGGTGAGAATTATATCCGCACCAAAATCACCGCTCTTGGGTGTAACCTCGGCTTTCACGAAACCGCAGCTTTTAAGATGCTGAGCAACATAGTGTTCATACTGGTATGGAGACATTTTCGGTACACCCGAAAACGACCTCCCGTGCTTTTTCTCGAACCATACATTGAATAGAACCCATCCGAGTATGGCAAAGAGAACGAGGGATAGTCCTACCAATCCAACGATGGGATTGATGAGGAACAGTATAAATATTATAAGGATGAGAATTGCTTTCATAGTCTCAACTCCCTCGCTCTATTGAAATAGGTGGCACGGCTGATGCCGAGTGTCTCACACGCCTTGGCTACCGTCAACTTACCCATATCGACTTGGAGGTGAATTTCCTCGAAATTCTCGGTGTCCTTACGCTTGCGACCCTCTCTGTAATCGGGGTCGAGCCTTGCTACCTCTTTACCCTCCGAGGTACGCTCCACTATCATATCACGCTCGAACTCAGCGAACGCAAAGAAAATCGTTCGGATGAGTTTTCCCGTGGTCGAATTATCCATCACGCCCATATTGAGGACATTGATGGTTACGCCCTTGGCAAGCAGCTCGTTCACCAGTTCGCATCCTTGGATGGCACTACGAGCAATGCGGTCGAGTTTCGTAACGATGATGGTGTCTCCCGCCTTGACTACGGCGAGGAGTTTATCGAGTTCGGGTCTATGTTTCTTAGTACCCGTGAAAGAATCTTTGAATATCTGAGTTGCACCGTGTTCCGTGAGGGTCTTGACT